TGGGTGAATTCCCGAGAAGTGACGATGACACGGTGATCCCCATGGAGCTGCTGGAGATGGCAAGCCAGAGAGACGTTGAGGCGAGTCAGCACGCCAGGATGGTGTGGGGCCTGGACGTTGCCCGGTTTGGTTCTGACAAGTCAGCCCTGTGCAAGCGGCAGGGTAATGCTGTCACTGAACCCATCAGGACGTGGAAGAACCTGGACCTGATGCAGCTCACGGGTGCCGTTGTCGCTGAGTGGGAGGCGCTGATGCCAAGCGCCAGACCGGCAGAGATCTTGGTTGACTCGATTGGTTTGGGCGCCGGGGTTGTTGATCGCTTAAGGGAACTTGGTCTTCCAGCTCGCGGGATCAACGTGGCCGAGAGTCCGGCCATGGGCAATACTTACAGGAACCTTAAGGCTGAACTCTGGCACAAGGCCAAGGCCTGGTTGGAAGCCAGGGACTGTCGGATGCCCAAAGATGAGGCGTTGATCGCGGAACTCGCCACTGTGAGGTACTCATTCACGTCCAGCGGCAAGATCCAGATTGAGGGGAAAGATGAGATCAGGAAGCGCGGCCTGCCGTCACCTGACCGGGCAGATGCGTTTTGCTTGACGTTTGCGTCTGACGCTGTTGTGGGTATGTATGGTTCGGCTGCGTCATCCAAGTGGTCGCAGCCTTTGCGCCGAAACCTGCCAAGGGTTGCATAATTGGGGAATTCATAGGAGTATTTGCATGAAGATGACCAAAGCGCAAAAGAAAGTCGGCAAGGTGATGGGTGAGTACAAGGCCGGGACCTTGCACTCTGGCAAGGGCGGCAAAGTGGTCAAGAACCCCAAGCAGGCCATTGCCATCGCGTTGTCAGAGGCCAAGATCAAGCCTAAGAAGAAATGATCAAGCGCGGATCTGAGACGTTCTCAGGCTACAACACGCCCAAGCGCACGCCGGGTCACAAGACCAAGAGTCATGCGGTGCTGGCAAAGTCTGGGGACGAGGTCAAGCTCATCAGGTTCGGGCAGCAGGGTGTTTCTGGTTCCCCTGACGGGTCCAAGAGGAATGAGGCCTTCAAGGCCAGGCACGCGCAAAACATTGCCAAGGGCAAGATGAGCGCGGCCTACTGGGCAAACAAAGTGAAATGGTGAACGACTATGGCAACAAAAGACTATGAACGCGCAGCCGAGCAGATGATGAAGGCCAATGGCGCCAAGTGCCCCACGGCCACTCAAGACATCACGGTGAACTTGAAGAACCGTGGCAAGGCCATTGACTCTGCGGCCTACGGCCCTGAGAACCCGGCACTGCCAAATAAGCAGTTTTGGATGCAAAAGGCCAAGGACTGGGAAGTCAGCGAGAAGGACGCGAAGACCTGTCTTTGCGGTAACTGCTCCGCATTCAACCAAGAGAAATCGATGCTTGATTGCATCGCCAAGGGTATCGGTGACGAGGGCGACCCCTGGGCCATGATCGAGGCCGGGGACCTTGGGTACTGCGAGATCTTTGACTTCAAGTGCGCAGCCAGCCGCACTTGTGACGCCTGGGTCGCTGGCAGCGAAGAGGGTGAAGACGAGGAAGAGGGCGAAGACATGGGCGAAGAGGGCGAGTACAGCGGCAATGATGCCGGGTCTGCCGGTATGGGTTCGCTGATCACGATCAATGTCGGGGCCAAGGATTGATCTCTCCCATCGCTGTTGCCACCGTCAAGGGCAAGTGCTTGCGGATGATGATGACGAGTGTCAGGGAATATGCAAGCACAGTGCCCATCTACTTGCGCGGCCCTGAGTCAGTCATTGGCGCCCATGACGCCGATCACCAGATCTACGGCCAACCATCCACGTTTGGCGAGTGCTACAACGAGGTGATCGACCGGGTCTTTGCCGATGGGTTTGACTCTGTCGTTGTGGCAAATGATGACATTGTCCTGACCCCCACAAGTTACCAAGTACTCATTGATGACGTGATGCTGCTGAAAAAGCAGGTGCCCAAGCTGGGCTGGGTGGCTGCCAGGTGTGATGCGTCAAGGGCTACGCAAAACATCAGGTCCAACCCGTTTGGCGAGGAGCTGTACTACTTCAAGCACCCCTGGGAAGAACACATTATGCCCATGGAGTGCCCGTCTCCCATCTTTGCCTGGATCTCGCGTGAGGCTTGGGAGGTGGCGAAATTTCCCCCGCTGAATTGGTACTCTGATGACGTGCATTGCACAGATTTGCTGGCCGCCGGATTCCAGCACTACCTGTCCAGGTCATATGTCCACCACGTTGGCAGCCAGACAATTGGTCTTGATGGCGCCAAGTTGATACAGCAGGCAACGCCATGGCTGAGAAAGAACCGTCCCGAATATGCAAAACAGTGGTTTGACCCTCAACCTGGGTAGTGGCCGGGACCGGCGCACTGAGTGCGTGAACGCTGATATTCGCGCTGACGTTGGCGCTGACTGGATCGTTGACATTTCCAAATTGTCATATGGTGAGGTGGTTCAGTCACCAGGTGACCCGGTGACTATTCGGCCAGGAATGTTCTCAAAGATCATCGCCATTGACGTGCTCGAGCACATTCCTGACCTGGTCGCGGCCATGACCAACTGCCGGGATTTGCTGGAGATGGGTGGCGAGATGCACATATCGGTGCCCTATGACCTGAGTCTGGGTGCTTGGCAAGACCCCACGCACGTGCGTGCATTCAATGAGAACTCATGGGTTTATTACTGCGCCTGGGCCTGGTACTTGGGTTGGACGGGTTCAAGGTTCAACATGGAGCACCTGGAGTTTAGATTTAGTGCAGGCACAGACTTAGAATTGCCTCAAGATCAATTGCTGCGCACGCCCAGGGCGGTTGAGTCCATGTATGTGGTTTTGAAGAAAGTCAAAATATGATCAACGATCTGGAAATAAGCACCGACATTGCGTCCACCGAGCAGATGGATGACAGTGAGCTGCAAGGCATCATCACGTCTGACCTTGAGGACGCGATCAGCTACATCGACTCCGACCTGAGTCCCATTCGCGCCAAGGGCACCGAGTACTACCGGGGTGACCCCTTTGGCAACGAGGAAGAGGGGCGAAGCCAGGTTGTGGCCATGGAGGTGCGCGACACTGTGAGCGCCATGATGCCAAGTCTCATGCGCGTGTTTTTCAGCACCGAGAATGTTGTCGAGTACATTCCCCGCGGCCCAGAAGACGTGAAGGGTGCGCAGCAGGCAACTGACTATGCAAACCTGATCTTCACCTCTGACAACAACGGGTTTATGACCACGTATGCCTTGTTCAAAGATGCCCTGGTCAGGAAGTGCGGCATTGCCAAGTACTGGTGGGAAGAAGAGGAAAAGGTCCGCATCGAGGAATACTCAGGCCTTGATGACCAGACCCTGCAAATCTTGTCCCAGGAGAATGCCGAGGTCAAGATCGTTGTGTCTTACCCTGACCCGTCAATTTCCCAGGAAATGATCGACCAGGTCAACGCGCAAGCAATGGCAGCAGGCCAGCCAGCGCCGCAAGTGCCCATGATCCATGACGTGCAGATCAAGCGCATTGTCAAAGATGGGCGCGTGCGGATCATGGCCGTGCCGCCCGAAGAGTTGGTGATTGATCGCCGGGCACGGTCTTTTGAAGATGCTGCCCTGATTGCGCACCGCCAGATGCTGACCGTGGCAGATTTGATCTCCATGGGCTATGACGAGGATGAGGTGCGCGACAACCTGACCTCCAACGACCTGGACTCCAACGAGGAGTTTTTGGCGCGTCAGCCTTTGAACAACATCACGGGCAACAATAACACGACCAACCCCATGATGCAGCGCGTGCTGTACGTTGAGGCATATTCGCGGGTGGACTATGACGGGGACGGTATCCCCGAGCTGCGCAAGATCTGCTGCATGGGTTCTGGCTACAACATTGTGCGCAACCTGCCAGCGTCCCACAATCCCTTTGTGGACTTTCCCTGTGACCCGGAACCCCACACCTCTCCTCTGGAATCCATGTCGATTTTCGACATTACCCATGATTTGCAAGAGATCAAGTCCGAGATCTTGCGCAACACGCTGGACTCTTTGGCCCAGTCGATCCACCCCAGGACCGCGATTGTCGAGGGCCAGGTCAACATCGATGACGTGCTCAACAACGAGACGGGTGCCGTGATCAGGATGCGTGCCCCCGGCATGGTGCAGCCATTCAACACCCCCTTTGTGGGCCAGGCCGCATTCCCGATGCTGGACTATGTGGACCAGATCAAGGAAGACCGCACCGGCATGAGCAAGGCCGCGATGGGTTTGAATGCTGACGCATTGCAATCGAGCACCAAGGCCGCGGTGGCCGCCACCATCAGTGCCAGCCAAGGCCGCATTGAGCTGACCTCGCGGATCTTGGCCGAGGGCATGAAAAAGCTCTTCAAGGGCATCTTGTTCTTGATCACCACGCACCAGGACAAGCCACGCATGGTGCGCCTGCGCAACGAGTGGGTGCAGATCGACCCCCGCGCCTGGGATAACTCCATGGACGTGTCGATCAACATTGGCCTGGGCCAGGGTGATGTGAACGAGCGCTTGCAGGGTCTGATGATGATCATGCAAAAGCAAGAGCAGGCCTTGAGCACCATGGGCGCCGACAACCCCTTTGTGACCATGACCCAGTTTTCGCGCACGCTGCGCAAGATTGTCGAGCTGTCAGGGTTTCGGGACGCCAGCCAGTACTTCAAGGACGTACCCGAAGGGTATATGCCGCCTCAGAAACCTGAGCGCCCAACGCCTGAGCAGGTGCTGGCCCAGGTCCAGGCCGAGTCCATCCAGGCCGACATCCAGAAGAAGGCTGCCGAGCTTGAATTGAAGCGCGAGCAGATGATTCGGGACGATGATTACCGAAGAGATCAACTCGCTCAGGACTTAGTGCTCAAGAAGTACGAGCTTGAGTTAAAGTATGGGGTGCAACTTAGCACTGCCGAGCTTGATGCCCAGCAGTCTATGGACAGAGAGGCACTGATCCAGCAGTCAGCTCTCATGGCCCAGGCCATGCAGCCGACCCAGGCTCCAGTGCCGCCCATCAACCCTAACAGTGGAATGGTTCAATGAACGAAGAACAGGTGCGTAAGGGCCGCAAGGCCGAGCAGTTGCTGCAAGACGAGGTCTTTGCGGCTGCGCTGGAAAAGCTCGAAAACGAGCAGCTATGGGTTTTCAAGGGAAGCAAGCCCGAGGAGGCCGACAAGCGCGAGCAGGCTTACGCAATGATCAAGGCCATTGAGTTGTTCAAGACCGAAGTCACCAAGATGGTGGACAACGGCAAACTGGCGCAGCGAGCAATTGAACGCGCCCAGAAAGTCACCGTATGAGCACGCAGGCAGCACAAGCAAGCGCCCCTGCGGGTCCAATGAATTTGGCCGAAGCGGCCAACGCTCTCCAGGGAATACTGCCAGTTGATGGAGAACAGTCGCCCGAAGAGACGCAGTTGCCAGAGTCCGAAGAGGATGATGGCGCGGCCTTGAGCGAGGAATTGTCAGCGGATGCAGACGCTGCTGACGAGGAAACGCAAGAGGAACAGTCCGAGGAAGATGAGGAATCCGAGGAGCAAGAACAGCCAACCGTCTTCACCGTCAAAGTTGACGGCAAAGAAGTTGAGGTGACGCTGGACGAGCTACAAAAAGGTTACTCGCGGACCCAGGACTACACACGCAAAACGCAGCAGATCGCTGAGATCAGGAAACAGGTCGAGGCTGAGACTGAGGCAGTGCGTGCCGAGCGTGCGCAGTACGCACAGATGTTGGGAGCGTTGCAGGCCCAGCTCCAAGGTGCCGAGACTCAAATCGATTGGGACCGTCTTTACCAAGAAGACCCCATCGAGTGGGTGCGGCAAAAAGAGGTGATGCGTGAGAAACAGGAAAAGCTCCAGGCTATTCAGTTTGAACAGCAACGAGTTGCCCAGCTCACGCAGCAAGAGCAGCAGCAGCATTTTGAATCGCATTTACAGGCGCAGCACGCAAAGCTGCTTGAGATCATTCCCGAGTGGAAAGATCCTGCAAAGGCGAAGGCAGAGAAGCAGTTGCTGGTCGAATTCGGTCAAAAGACTGGATTCACACCCGAGGAGCTGAAAGCCATTGTGGATCACAGGGCGGTTGTTGCGTTGCGTAAAGCGGCGTTGTACGACCAGATGATGACCAAGCGAAAAGCAATCACCCCCGTGACTAATAACGGTCCACGGCCAGCCAAGCCAGGTGCAGCAGGCCGGGTATCCCAAACAACTGAAGCAACTCGCGCCAAACAGCGTCTCGCAAAGACTGGCCGTGTCGATGATGCGGCCTCCGCAATCTATCAACTTTTGAGGTAACACCATGACAATCGTAAGCAATACCTTCACGACCTACTCTGCAAAGGGTATCCGCGAAGACTTGAGCAATGTGATCACCAACATCGCTCCCGAAGAAACTCCTTTCCAATCCAACATTGGCCGGGAAACCATCACCAACACTCTGTTTGAATTCCAAACAGATACCCTGGCAGATGCCGCAGCAAATGCGCAGCTCGAGGGTGATGACGTTGGCACCTTTGACTCTGTTGTCGCAACTGTGCGCGTGACCAACTACGCTCAGATTTCGCGCAAGACTATTGTCTTGTCGAACACTGAGGAAGTGGTCAACAAAGCAGGACGCCGTTCTGAGTTGGCCTATCAGATCGCCAAGCGCGGTTCTGAGTTGAAGCGCGATCAAGAATTCATTTTCTTGAATGGCGGCGTTGCTGTTGCAGGCAACACCACCACTGCTCGCGTGACTGCCTCCTTGGGCGCGTTTGTCAAGACCAACACCGACAAGCAGACCAACGGCGTTGACCCCAGCTACACCACGCTGCCCAACAGTGCTCGCACTGACGGTAACGTGCGCACCTTCACCGAGACGATCCTCAAGAACGTCATCCAAAAGGTGTGGTCTGCTGGCGGCACTCCAAAGATCCTGATGGTTGGCCCTGTCAACAAGCAGCGCGTCTCTGGTTTCTCTGGCATTGCATCTTCACGCTTCAACATTGATGGCGGCGCAAAACCCGCAACATTGATCGGCGCTGTAGATATTTATGTCTCAGATTTCGGGAATATTAGTACTATTGCTAACAGATTCCAACGTGAGCGTGATGCATGGGTGCTTGATCCCGACTATGCCAAGATGGTTGTGCTGCGTCCTTACCAGCAAGTCGAATTGGCAAAAACTGGTGACGCTGAGAAGCGTATGTTGTTGATCGAATACGGCTTAAAAATCACGGCTGAAAATGCCCATGGTTTGGCGGCTGACTTGGTCACCTCCTGATAACTGAATAGGAGACGGGGCCAGGGAAACCTGGCCCCACTTACATGGACAAAAAAATTCTTGATGTAAGCCCCGACAAGGGCATAACGCGAACCTGGCACTACAACGCAGACACTGACGAGGCGACTATCCAGACCTCTCAGGACGTGACTGAGGTGATTGAGGCCAACAAGCGTGACTTTGCAGCTACTGACAACCGGGCGAACTGGCAAGGCGAGTGGCATCATGTCGCCAGCATCCCAGAGGCTTTGTATTACAAGCTGAAAGCTGAGGGCAAGCTCGATGACGAGGCTTACATGAAGAAGTGGCTCAATGATCCAGACAATCGATTCTTTCGCGTGAGGCCAGGACAAGTATGAATTACATTGCAGTCTGCACGCCAGCGCGTGACCAGGTCCACACCAACTACACATATTGCATGGTCAACATGGTGGCGTATCACACGCTCAACACCACTGACGCCATCAGTCTGAAACTGTTGCAGGGCACGTTGATTCAGAACCAGCGTGCTGACTTGTGCCTGGATGCGTTGCGTGAGGGTTGCACGCACATCTTGTTCATTGACTCTGACATGACCTTCCCACAGGACATGATCCAGCGGCTGCTCAAGCATGACGTTGACCTGGTTGCGGCCAACTGCGCAAGGCGCCGGATGCCTACAGGACCAACTGCGCAAAACTATGACGAGAACGGCAAGCGCAAACCCGTCTATTCGATGCCAGAATCAACTGGTCTTGAAGAAGTTGGCAGCGTTGGGACCGGCATCATGCTAATCAAGCGTAACGTCTTTGAGGGTATGTCTGAACCCTGGTTCGATATGCCTTGGCAGTATGACACCAGAGGCTATATGGGCGAGGACGTGTTCTTTTGCAAGAAGGCGCAAGAGCTTGGTTTCAAGGTGTATATTGACCATGACGTGAGCAAAGAGATCGGCCACATTGGCACGTTTGAATTCAAGCACGACCACACCTGGATCGTCAAAGAGGAAATGGAAAAAGAGGCAAGCTGATGGCACTCACAACATACACAGAGCTGAAAACATCAGTTGGCGATTGGCTCAACCGCACTGACCTGACAACTGTCATCCCTGATTTCATCGCGCTGGCCGAGGCTCAGATCGAGCGCCAACTGCGCACCCGGCAGATGATCGTAAGATCCACGGCATCGATTGCCACCGAGTACAGCGCGGTGCCTGATGATTTTCTGGAGACAAAGTCCATCAAGCTCACCGGCACCAACCCCATCACGCCTTTGGGGTTTGAGACTGTCGATTCACTTGACTCTTTAAGCGTGCAGTACCGATCCAGTGGCGTGCCGATCTTCTTTGGCATTGTGGGCGGCCAGATCCGAGTGCTGCCGATCCCTGACGCGGCCTACACTGCAGAGCTTGCGTATTACGCAAAGTTGACCAAGTTGTCATCTACCGTGGCAAGCAACTGGCTGCTGGCTCAAGCGCCTGACGTTTACCTCTACGGTGCATTGCTCCAGGCTGCGCCTTACC